CTCCTGAAGCAGCGGATTGCTGCAAAATTATCGTAAACACAAAAAGTGACAACAACAAGTCGTTGCTTTATTTTTTTAGCAGACTGATTGGAATATAGGCACAAGCCTCTGATGCGCTTGTTTCTACACTCACAACAGGTGTTCTTTGCCCGATTACTTGTTCAGGATGATTGAGCCAACGCTTGCAGTTCTTGCAGTGTGAATCTGGTAACTCTGGCTTACACCTGCTGTAATCAAACGGCAGTGTTCTCATCTTTGTATTCCAATTCAAGCAGCAGTTCTAGGTAGTGGATTGCCTTCTTGATGTCGGCTGCACCATTCTTATCTTTATGACGGGTGACATACTTGATGACGTTGCCCTCACAAAAACCCAAATTGTTGGCGTGAATGTAGACAATAGGCTGGATGCCTTTGTCTTTGTAGTGACTGCCTGAGACTTGTTTATCAAGGGCAGAAATATAAATTGTTGTCCTGCATCCAGACTTCAAACAAGTGGCAACTGTTTCGCAAGTATCGCAAAGCATCACGACTCCTTTACAAAGATGCCTTCTGGAGTCAGATAACCCTTGCGGTCTTTGATCTGCCCATAGGCGTGGTTAAAACAAGTCACAAGGTCAAGATCAGCAGTGGCGCAACCCATCACAAGGGTAACAAGAATATCGCCGTATGCGTCAATCATGGCATCTCTGTCTTTTGCTTGGATTGCATCTAGCAACTCTTGCACTTCTTCTAGAGTCTTTAAGGCCTGAGCGTAAGGATTGCTGTGTTGGACAATGCCTCTGGCCTCGCCCCATTGCACAACTTTCATTTCGGTGCTTGCGTAACTCATACCGCCCACTCTCTTTCATTGCGTCCTGAATTGGACTTTACTTTGTTGCCAGTTAATTGGATAAGGCCCAAGACTTTCATTTCATTCAAGCGTCTTGCTACCTGATTGCTTTCAAGGCCAGTCAGCTTTGCAATGCCATCTTTTCCAAGAGGACCATTGTTTTGCAAGCACTCAAGAATGATCTTGTGATGTTTGGATGCAGCTTCTACGATTGAGTCCGCTGCTTCAAACGATGTGATGGGATCGTCTTTCCTAACCCGTGGAAAAAGGTTCAAAGGATGACCACCGAAAAAATCAGATAATTTCATGTTTATTCCTTAAAGGGGGGGCTTACTCGCTGCGTCTGTGATAGCTAAACGGGAGGGACTTGCACCCCTTACTTTGTCCTCGCACAGCATCCGCTTTCGGCCCGAAATCATTTGATGGTCAACCTGTCCTTGTGGACAATGTAGGCTCCAGCGACAGGCTCACCAGCAAGGATTGCTGCCTTGATCTTGGTTTTGCTTGGCTCTGGAGGCTTTGGGTCAGCACACAGTTCAGCAGGGAACTTTGCACCTTCCTCAATCACAACGGATTCATCACGGTCAACATACAACTTGACAACAAAAGACCCGTCAGAAGCCTTTATTTCATGGATTCCAGCCGTTTTCATATTTTCGGAAAGGTAATCCCTCAACTTCTCTGATTTGCGCTCATAAGCCGTTTGTAAAGCCTTTATGCGTTTGATGGCATTTTTGGCCTGTTCAGCGTCTGAGTCGCAATTGAGAATGTAGGCAGCGACAGCGTTTGCTTTGTTTCCGAGCATGACCCGGAACTCATCAAACGCTGGCAAAGCCTCACCAGTCTCTGGATCAAAAAGATCGTCAAGTTGTTCACGGAAATCGTGTGCAAGTTGGTAGAGACTGGTCATGGTCAGAATGGAATATCGTCTGGGGTTTCTTGGCTTCCACCGCTTGCCTTGATGTATTCAGGGCTGCGCTTAATTGCCTCTTTTAGCTTGTCGTGAAAGCTATCAAACAGCGTCCAATTAGGCTCATCCAAGTTAAAGATGATGTTTTCATGCACAGCGTCTGGTTTGCTGTTCTTTAATGCTGATGGCAATGGAGTAAGACCAGCTACGTTTGTGTATGTCTTGCCGTTGTTCTCGCTGGTGGTCACGTTTACCATGCAGTAAGCGCCAAGCAGTTTTGTTACATCAAACGCTTTTGCTTCTTCTTCTGTGAAGTCACGACCGCGCCAAGATGCAAGGTCTTTTCGCAACGATGCTTTGTCTGACAGTGATAGCGTGTATGACTTGCTGATGGTCATTGGAGCGCCATCATCTGTTGTCAATGCTACGCCTTGTTCATCCTCACCAAACAATTCCCATTTGATTTGGATTTTGTGCTGCATCTTTTCGCCGTACTGACCAGATGATAACTGTGTGCCAAGGTCAATAAGAGAAAAGCAACGCCCAATATGCGCTCCAGCGGGTACACGTTTGTAGTTGCCGCCACCTGAATCTGATGCTACGAATCCCATTTCAATTTCCTTTAAAAAACAGCGATTTAAGAAGGCTCGCTGATTGCCTGTTCTTTTGTGTATTGTGGTGGATACTCTATCCCAAAAGCCTTACACAGTTCTTCCATCTTTTCCCATGCTGTTGGGCTTTCCATGCCCATTGCGTAAAGATCATTCTCCGTCATTCTTCACCTCTTTAGTCTCAACAATGACGCTGGATGGAAGCTCACGATATGAGCCACCAGATACTGTATTGAAGCCTTCACCAAGGACGCACGTATTGGCGTAGTTCAAGAGGATTTGTTCAATCTCTGCGCGTGTGAATTCGATTTTCATAACATTCCTTTAACGAAACCAAAGATAAAAGCCATGCAGAATCCCGATTGGGAACAGCAGTGCGCCAGCAATTAAGAAGCCCCACAAGCCTTCTGAAAAGCAAGTGAAGATGTGTGTGAACCAAGCGGCAACAGATGCCCACAAAAAAATTGCACCCATCATTTCACCCGTGACACTTTGTTGGCAAGAAGCCATTTGTCACCAAGGAAGCGAATGGACTTAACCCATTCTCTACAGTTGTGCCGCTGTGTGCTAACTGGCACACCTTTGACGCAGAACAGGCTGCGTACTTGTTTAAGGGCTTGTGTGTTCATGGACTCTCCTAAGTTGTTGAGCCTCTATTGTTAAGCCAAAAAACAATCATGTGTATTAGGACAAACCCTAATAGACGCAACTTTTTTTTGGTGTAATCTTTGCGGCATGAACACACATGAACTACACGAATCCATTGCCAGCGCGGACTTGGTTGCATACGCAAAAAAGTTGGTTCAGCAATACACAAACCCTGATGATGTTGAGGCGGCTACCAAGGCGCTTCTTGTTGTCAGCTTGGAACATCTTTTTAACAGGAGCATTGAAATTGAACGACTTACAAGCACAGCAGTTTTACCTTGACCAATTGGATGGCGGTGTATCGCATCGAACAATCGCAAATCGCATGGCATCACGCTTTTCTGAATCACCTGCTGCCATCAAAGACAAGCTATTTGCTGGCGGCTACATTGCGCTGTCCCAAGTCAAGCGCATGGGTGAAAATCAAAAAAACAATTATTTCTTTGTCCCAACTGGAAAGTCATTGTTTGACCCCATCAAAGAGAAGAAAGCACTGAGTGACAAATGGGAAGATGGAACGCCTAAAAGCCGTGGCAATGCCTTTGATCTGTCAACAGCAAAGGGATTGTTCACAAAGGCTGAGATTGCTAACTCCATCAACAAAGGCAAGCCAAACAACTACAACTCAACAGTGCAAGTGATTGCATATTCAAGGGCATAAACATGAACTATACAAAAACAGGTGGGCCAGCGTTTCCAACAGATACAGCGACTGTGGAGTACGGCATGACCCTGCGCGACTACTTTGCAGCAAAGGCGATGCAAGGGATTATTGCATCAGAACAGCCCGGTGATGAGGAGTTTGCAACGCTTGAGATGTGTGCGCGTGATGCGTACAAGTATGCGGATGCCATGCTGAAAGCGCGAGCAACATGACTTACAAGACTGATCCTAAATGGCAGTGTGAGGGCAAGGACAAGCTGCCCACAAAAGAACTGGCGCTGGTCATTGTTGGGCGCCGCAGGGATAACCCAATGGAGGCTTACAAGTGCCCACATTGCGGCTGGTATCACGTTGGTCATGCAACGCCAAAGAAAAAAACATTCAGCAGATCACCAAAGAAGTGATATAGTATTGTGAAACCCCGGATACCGAGGAAGTCATGAGCCTCGGGAAAAGCGTCCCCACCTCGCCTTCCGTGTGTTTCTTCAAGGTGGCTCACTGTTAATAAGGTGCGGCTTATGGCTAAGAAAAGCTATTCCGAAAAATTGTTAGACCCTCGCTGGCAACAGATGCGTTTGCGCGTGTTTGAGCGTGACGGATGGAAGTGTGTGATGTGTGGTGACTCTGAAAAAACATTACACGCTCATCATCCTGTTTATCATCCAAGATCAGATGGCCCTTGGGATTATGAAGACAATGAAATAATTACTTTGTGTAAAGATTGTCATTCATATGAGCATGATGAAATTGAGTCATCAAAGGCAAATGTTCTTTTGACAGTTGTAGGTTTGGGATTTAGCACATCGCTTGAGCTTGATTGTTTTTGCGACATCATTTCTTCATTTACAAAAGAAGAACTTACTGAACTCTTTTTATGGAGAACCAGTGATGGCTCGAATCAGAACAGTTAAGCCTGAATTGTTTAGGCATGAAGCACTTTTTGAAGCAGAGCAACAAAGCAAATTGCCTTTGCGTTTGGCATACATTGGATTGTTTACAGCTTGCGATCGAGAAGGTAGATTTAAATGGAAACCTAGAGCATTAAAGTTAGATGTTCTCCCATACGATCAAGTTGACTTTTCACGCGTGCTTGACGCGTTAGTTACGCATGGATTCATTGTTAAGTATGCGTTTGAAGGCGATGAGTTTGGCTGTATTCCATCTTGGTCACAACATCAGGTAATCAATAACAGAGAGTCAACATCTTTGCTTCCTTCTCCTGAAGAATCAACAACTTGCACGCATGAGTCACGCGTGAATGACGCGTCATCTACGCCACTTGTGCATACTCAAGTGGAAGGGAATGGAAGGGAAGGGAAAAGGAAAGGAAAGGACTCGTTGGTAACGCGGCCTGATTCTGTTGATGAACAACTTTGGAATGACTGGCTTGTGGTCAGGAAAAAAAAAGATGCCCCTTTGACGCAAACTGCTTGGGAATTGTTTTTAAATCAAGTCACAAAAGCTGGCTGGACTGTTGAAGACGCAATCAAAGAATGTTGCTTGCGGACATGGGCAAGTTTTAAAGCTGAGTGGGTTGCCCCAAAACAATCATTTGCCCAACAAGCTGCTGACATTGCCAGAACAACAGTCCCTGCCCAACACACTGGACCTGATCCTGTGCTGCTGAAGATTCAGCAAGACCGATTGAAGGCAGTTCCTCCAACTATTGAGCAACTTGAAAAAATGGCCGCATTGCGTAGGAGCATTGCAAAATGAATTGGGAAACATTGACACCTTTGCTGGAAAAAGCCATTGAAGAAGTTATGAAAATTAAAGACGTAGATGAGCGTCTTGCAATGTTAATTTTTAATGTTGTTGAAAAGGTTGAGTCTGCTGAACGTGAGTCTTGTGCAAAAGTGTGTGAGGAGCAGCTTGAGCGTCCTTCTGGATACCAAGGCACATGGGAAGGCTACGGCAAGTTTAAAACGCAAATGACGGGTCAAGAGTGCGCTGATGCCATCCGAGCAAGGAATAAGCAATGAAGCCTACTCGACAACAAGCCATACGCGAATGTTTGAGAAAACACGCACAAGGTCTGACAAGACATGAGTTATCAGAAATCTTGGGAATTCACATTGCTAACGTCAAAACGGCCATCAAGGGTATGCCTGACGTTTATGTTGACAGGTGGTCACACGGCAAGCGAAATGCTTTTCAGAAGGTGTATTGCGCTGTTCATGTTCCTGAAGACTGCCCACATCCAAATGACCGTGTGTATGCAATTCCAAAGACTGTCTGGAGGCCATTGAAATGAGCAGAACACACGCACTGAAGAAGTTGTTAGAGCATGGTCCTTTGACAAGACGCGAGATTGTTGAGATTACTGGCTGGAAAGCAAAGCAGGTCCATTTCACGCTGGCCTATCTTTCTCAGACTGGTGCAATTGTCAAACAAGAAAAAGCGTGGGCATTAGGGTAACTACCGTGGCGTTTAGCAGAAAAACTATATCCAATGAGGGTGATAGGTACAGGATAGAACTTGGCGAGGCTAGGGTTCTATACCGCACCTATGAATCCACAGGGCGAAAGGTTTTAACTCCTGTCCGCATGGAGTGGCTAGAAAAAACCTATGGCTCTGGTGCTGTAAAGCGGATCAGAGAAATGATGATGAAATTACAAAGTGGTGAACTTGAATGAGATACGCTGCCCGAGTGGACGCTAACCAAGCGCAAATCGTTTCAGCACTAAGAGCCGCTGGCGCTTATGTCTGGATTATTGGTCTGCCTGTTGACCTTTTGGTTGGATACAACAACCAGACATTCTTGGTAGAAATCAAGGATGGCCCTAAAAAGCGTTTAACGAAGCTACAACAAGACTTTTTTGAAAACTGGTCTGGTAGTACGCTGGCAAGGATTGATGGCCATGAAGCGGCTTTACGAATGATTGGGGTTGCCAAGTGAAAGTCACCCTTCATAACGCCCAACAAGGGCATACAGTCATAACAGACATATGGCAAAAGGCCAAGCCTTACCTGTTGGCTGGTAACAAGCTGGTCCTGACGATTGAACAAGAAAAGCGCAGCCAAGAACAAAACGCCTTGATGTGGTCTGTGCTGACAGACTTATCAAAACAAGTGATGTGGCATGGCGAGAAGCTGACCAAAGACGAGTTCAAAGATTTGCTGACTGCTGGCCTGAAAAAGCAACGGGCAATCCCCGGCATTGATGGCGGGTTTGTTGTTCTTGGAGCATCAACCAGCAAGATGACCAAACCAGAAATGTCTGACCTGATAACGCTTGCACACGCCTTTGGTGATGAGCGAAGTGTTAAGTGGTCGCCTACAAGCATTGGTGAGTTCCATGACGAAGGATGAGAAGGCGCACAAGAACGCAGTTGCTCAGTTGGGTTGCGCTCTTTGCTATCACTTACATGGGCCACACGATCCAGCGCCCGTGGAGCTTCACCATCTAAGGGCTGGTGGTTGGGGTAAAGGCGACTACAAAACACTGATACCACTATGTGCTGAACACCACCGGGGCAACACAGGTGTTCACGGCCTTGGCACTAAAGGCTTTGTTAAGCACTACAACATCACACAGCAAGAACTTTTAGATTGGACGCTTTTAAGGGTTTCTCCTAATGTAAAAGACTAGAAATGTGTTGACAATAACTCTATCAACAACAGGAGATGTCCATGTCAGATTTTGAGTACACCACAACATTGAACGGCGCTATCGTTTCGGTATGGCTTGATGTTTCTTGGGATGACGGTAATGCAATCCCTTCTTTCAACGGTATTTATTACGAGTGCCAAGACATCACGCCAGTTCTGAGCAAAGAACAAATTGCGGAACTTGAGATGGAAGCTGAAAAAGGGTTTTTTGAATCTGGTTGGGAGTCTGCAAATGGCTACTGATCTGCGAACTGAATTGATGGAAGACACAACCACTTATTGCTGTTATTGCGGCATGGTGAAAGTTAGCTTTGGCTGCTGCGGTGAAAACCACTTTGAAACATTCGCACAGATGAACAAAGAAACCCAAGAATCTATCTTGAGCGACATGGGGGAAGAATGATGGATAAAGACACTGATTTGAAGCTGGAGGCGGCATACCTTGCAGGGTTTCAAGCAAGCGGTGAAGGCTACAACGGGGAATACCCGTTTGGAGATCACAACCGAAACCCCGAGCATGATCCCGTGTGGTGCAAAGACCGAGACAACAAAATCACTGCCATCAAGCAAGCTATTGACAATGCTACGCCACTGGCAGCACAGCCAGCACCTGACTACACCAAAGACGAAGCATTGGACAAGGCGCTGGAGGCGTTGGAAATAGCAAACAGCTTGATTGATAACTACTACATTCCGAAAGGAAAAGCATGTCTACCTGAGATTGAAGAAGCCCTCACCGCCATCAAGCAAGCCCTTGCAGCACCTGTGCAGCCAGAGCAGGAGCCGGTCACGAGCATTAATCTGTTCGAGTTGGTTCGCTCTGCGTTTGACGCTGGAAATAAAAACGATTTTAAGGCTTTGGATAATTGCGAAAAGCAAGTTGAGCAGTTCATCGCCACCACCCCACCCGCAGCACCTGTGCAGGAGCCTTTTGAATACTGGAACGCAGTTGAGGGTTGGGTAAAGATTGACGAGGTGCGTGAGCACTTTGATTCGGTTGGTTGCGGAACAATTTACAAAACTTCTGGTGATGGCCGTGTGCCTCTTACCGCAGCACCTGTGCGACCTTGGGTTGGATTGACGGATGAGCAAATTAATTTGTTTATCAATGGCCGAGGCGATGAAGATGATGATGATTATGTAGAGCCAACAGGTGACGGTTTTGGGATAACAGATGCCGACCTTGTGAAATTGGTTCGCCGAGCCGAAGCCGAACTAAAAAAGGAGAACACATGACCGCCATACTTGAATTTCTCAAGCGTTGGTTTACCCCTGTACCAAAAGCAGTCACTGACGAGCATTGTCCTTGGTGTGAAGGCCTAGGCTATGACAGCAGCGGGTTCACCTGCCCATGTTTGAGGGAGAAGAAATAATGTTTTATGGACAATGTAACGATTGTGGACAACGCTGGGAGCTTGGCACAGCCCGCACCTGTATTTGCGAAGCAGCACCTGTGCAGGAGCCTGTGGCGTGGATTAGTCATAACGCTGGCCTATATCACTTTAAACCAGATGAATCGCTTGACCCTTTGCCCCTTTATCTTGCCCCACCCGCAGCGCCTGCGCCCAAAGGCATGGTGTTGCTGCCAAAGCGCATGACGCAAGCGATGCGCGATGTTACCGATCAAGAAGACTGGACGTGGGAAGACTTACTTGCAGCAGCCGAAGCGATCACAGAAGACGAATACGCCGAGATTGCAGCACAGCCAGCATCTGAACTGCTGACGGATGAGGAGATTGAAAAAGCCTGTGTTCCGCTTGGTGCGGGAATGCTGTCTTTTACAGAAGTCGCCCGAGCCATCGAAGCCAAATTAAGGAGCAAGAACACATGAACATCACCATCTACACAAAATCAGGTTGCCCCAACTGCGTCACAGCAAAGCGTTTGCTGGACAGCAAGGGGATTGGGTTTGAGGAATTTAGTGTTGACGCTCCTCACATCATGGACTTTTTCCAGAAGACTTATCCGGAAGCCCGTCAGATGCCTCAGATATTCATCAACAACCAGCGTGTCGGTGGGCTGGCTGGACTGCAAGCGGCGTTGAAGGAGTTGGGGCTATGAAAATTCATTTAAGTGAAAAAGAATTTTTGGAGGCTGAGATAGAGCGGCTGGAGCACAACATTGAAGTGTTGATGAACGCACTTTTCAAAGCCTGTGGCGATGACGCACAAGTGGTTGAGGCAACCATCGAATCGCAAGGAGAACTTAAATGACTGAATACAAATTCCAAATCACGCCAGAACTAGACTCTGATTGGAAGTGTTACTTGTTTGGTAACAAACCTGAGGGCCAAGGCCTAATATATTCCCCGGCAAAAGGTCAAGTACCTAACTGGTTTGTTCGTTGGATGATGAAGATATGCCTTGATTGCACATGGGTAAAGGAGAAGAACAATGGATAAAGACACTGCTTTGAAGCTGGCGCTGGAGGCGTTGGATGCGGCGCTTAGTGATAATCAGCCTTACATCGATAAAAGCAAAAAAGCCATCACCGCCATAAAGCAAGCCCGTTCAGCACCTGTGCAAGAACGTAACTTTTGCGAACGATGCGGTAAACGTCTTGGTAGCGGCATCCACACCTGTACCCCACCCGCAGCACCTATGCAAGAGCCTGTGGAGTTCTTTGACTGGTACGACAACGCGCACTGGGGCAACGAAGACTTTAAAGAGGGTTGCCACAGATCGTGGAATGCCGCAATCAAATACACCACCCCACCCGCAGCACAGCGGCAATGGGTTGGGCTGACGGATGAGGAGATAGCTATGGCTTGGCCTTATGAATTAGGACAATTAGAGAAACAATTTGCCTTTAACTTAGAAGCCAAGTTACGGAGCAAGAACACGTGAGAAAGAAAAGCAAATACAAACCTAAACCAGTTATGGTTGACACTGTTAGCTGGGTGCTGGCTGGACTAAAGCCAATAGCAAGTGCTGGTGATGCTGTTGTCGTTCTCAAGGCAAAGAATCATTCAGCACTGACAGAAGTTGTGCAAGGCCGTGGAAACAGGGATCAGATTGATGTGCTAATTCACGCTTTAAACGTCTGTGAAGCGTTTGCAAGGCATGGCAAGGGCAAGGACTGGTTGCCAGAGATTACAGAGGCGCAAGATGCCCTGTATGACATGGCAAAGCGTGGCGTTGAGAATGAACGGTTTATATTCCGTGGGCCAGAGATGCAAGCCGTAAATCTTGCAATGGATGTGCATGATGTCCAGCTAGAGCAAAGCACTGTGCAAGAACTGGAAAAGATGACCGCTTTTGTTATGAAGCAGATCATCTTAAAGAAGGCAAGACCGATTGTCAGTACGATAGAACGTCAAAGTATGCCAGAGCAAATGCTGCTAACGTGAGGCCAAGACCGATTGCCAAGGTGATGTCTGCGATTGTTTCTTTGTTCATGATGATTCCTTTGATGGGGCCAAAGCCCCAATTGATTGATTAACGGCGCACCCATTTAGTGACATAGCAAGCAACGCTTGACCCATACAAAACACGAACTTGCTTGTGTGTGCTGTTCTTCTTGTCAAAATCTTTTTGGCGAGCTTGCTGGATGGCTGCAAAAAACACTTCCGCTGAAACTGGTTTGCCTGACAAAAAGAATTTTTGTTCGTCATCATGGTTTTGCCATTGGCTGGCCCAAACCCAATTGCTTTCTTCTACTGTGTGACCGTTGCTGTAAGTTGTTGCATAGCGTTTCATGTTGTTGCTCCGTTGCGTTGTTGATGGCTCAATTATCAACTTGTCCACAAAAAATCCTATTAGGACAAACCCTAATAGACAATTTGAAAAAACCGTGCTAGTGTTGTAAAATGCTGTTAACTGGAGAACACTATGGGTGGCTTGCTTGGTACAGAGCTTGAAATCTCAATCGAGATTGAAGAAGCTGAAGAATCAAAATTTGATGAGGCTGAGAACGCCAAGACCATCAAATACATGGAAGAAGCGCAGATGTACGGTCCTAAAGACCCGTCCAAGCCTTCCAGCGATTTCTGGCGTGACCTTGCCAACTACTGGCGCATTGCTCCAGATCAGGCCAAGCGCAAGCTGTGCAGCAACTGCGAATACGGTGATGACAGCCCTGAAACCAAAGAGATGTATGGCGACATGGCTATTTATTGCAAGAAGTTTGAGTTCGTCTGTGGTGAAGGCAAGACTTGCAAGCGTTGGGAATCTTCACAAGGGGAAGAATGATGGGCACTACAAATTCACAACCAATGTCTTCCAAGGAAGCTAAGAAGCTGGCCGAACAAGCCCGTAAACAGGCCGAATCCAAGGGCTGGCAGTCAATGGCTTACAAATTCTCTGCTCCGAAAGGCAAGAAATGAAAGGCTTATACGCAAACATTGCTGCCAAACGTGATCGTATTGAAAAGCAAAAAGCCGCTGGCAAGACTCCTGAAAAGATGCGTAAACCCGGCTCTAAAGGCGCTCCTACTGCTGCTGCCTTCAAAGCCGCTGCCAAGACTGCCAAAAAATGATTAAGCGCGGCAAAGAGTCGTTCTCTGGCTACAACAAGCCAAAGGCTACGCCAAGTCACCCAACCAAAAGCCATGCTGTATTGGCTAAGTCTGGTGACGATGTGAAGCTGATTCGCTTTGGTCAACAGGGTGTAAAAGGCTCTCCAGATGGCTCTAAACGCAATGAAGCGTTCAAGGCCCGTCACGCTGAGAACATTGAAAAAGGTAAGATGAGCGCAGCTTACTGGGCAAACAAGGTTAAATGGTGAACAACATGAAGATGACCAAAAAAGGCCAAGCCAAAGTCGGCAAGGTGATGGGCGAGTACAAAGAAGGCACATTGCACTCTGGTAAGGGCGGCAAGGTTGTCAAGAGCCGTGACCAAGCCATCGCAATTGCTATGTCGGAAGCTGCCAAGAAGATGGGCCGTTACAAGGGGAAATAACATGGCTGATTTCATTAATGGCTTGCTTGGGTACATGAAAGACCCAAGACGCTCACAGCAGATGCAAGGTTTGGCTGGATTGCTTACCAGTGCCAATGATCGTGCAAAAGCCTTTAATGAATTGAGTCGTGCCGCTGCTGAAGAATCTTTGCAGACCGGGGACATTTACGGTCCAAAGTCACAGCAAGTGGCAAGTTTGCTGGCTGAAGGGTACAACCCTGTTGGGATGTTTATTGGGCCATCGTCCAAGATGTTTAACAAGGACATGGCACTGAAGGCCAGCCAGATGTCAAAGAAAGGCGCAACGCCTCAAGAGATTTGGAAGACAACTGGAACCGTTAAAGGGCCAGATGGTCAATGGCGGCAAGAAATTAGTGACAAGGCATCAAAGTATGATCCAGATGCCTTAAAAGAGTTAAAAGAAAACTTGCAGTTTGATTACTTAAAAGACACTCAGCCTCTTGGTGGAGTATTAGAGCATCCAGAGTTATATAAAGCGTATCCAAATGTTGGTGACATTCCTGTTCACTTTATGCCGGGAGATCGCATGAAAGGCGCATACGCCGCTTATTCACCAAAAACCAACAGAATGACTTTGAAGGATAGCTTGGAGCCTAAAAAGGCTAGAAGCAGTTCTTTGCATGAAACGCAACACGCCATACAAGAATTGGAAGACTTTGCTGTTGGTGGAAATGCCCGTGATTTTGCAAAAATTGCATATGAAGCTAATCAGCAAATTGATGTGCTAAACAACCAAATGCGCGATATTGTTAAGTTGATGGACAATCCTAGTGTTGCCAAGCAAGACAAAGAGGCCTTACGCAGCCAATATGAAGACATCATGAATCAGCGGATGTCGTTGGTTAACAATGCTCAAATTGATCCAAATGAAGCATATTGGAACCTTATGGGCGAGGCCGAAGCAAGACTTACACAAAGACGCATGGATTTAGGCCCAAGACAAAGGCGCGAAAACTTCCCATTTGAGTACACTGGCGAAACAGGCTATGGCTTGGATGTTCCGCTGGAAGGTTTGATTCAAATGACTCCAGAAGGTACAATCATCCGCAGAGGTCTTCTGGGCCAGTAACAACCCGCTGATATAAGTCAGCACTAACTTGACCAACCTACGGGAGTCAAACCAAGATGAATAAACAAGCCGAAAATAACAAAGGCCGCCCTAAAGGATCACCGAATAGGGCTACGGCTGACGTAAGGGCCGCTATAGCCGCTTTTGCAGAGGGCAACGCACATAAGCTCCAAGATTGGCTTGATCGCGTTGCAGACGGTTCTGGAGGCAATAAGCCTGATCCAGCCAAAGCCGCTGATTTGTATCTCAGGGCTATTGAGTACCACATCCCTAAGCTGGCACGAACTGAAGTCACTGGTGATGGTGGTGGGCCATTAGAGATTTCTGCCATTCAAATCAAACTGGTCAAGCCGAATGAATCTTGAACTGGACTTCCCTGAAAAGCTGGGATTCCTGTTTGAGCCGCATCGATACAAAATACTGTACGGTGGTCGCGGGTCTGCGAAATCTTGGTCGGTTGCTCGGGCATTGATCGCCATTGCTGTTCAGAAGCAAACCCGCATCCTTTGCGCCCGTGAGTTGCAGAACAGTATCTCTGACTCTGTGATTGCTTTGTTGGGTGACCAGATCAAAGCAATGGGGCTGGAGTCCTTCTTTGACGTACAGAGAACAGCCATCTATGGAAAGAACGGCTCTGAGTTCAGCTTTGCTGGTTTGAAGCACAACGTCACCTCAATCAAGTCGTTTGAGGGTGTAGACATCTGCTGGATTGAAGAAGGCCAAGCGGTGTCTAAAGTGTCATGGGAAACCCTGATCCCAACCATTCGTAAGCCTGATTCTGAGATATGGGTGACATTTAACCCTGACTTGGATACAGATGAGACTTACAAGCGTTTTGTGGTCAACCCTCCTTCAACAGCAAGGATTGCCAAGGTTAATTGGTCAGACAACCCGTGGTTTCCTCAAGTCCTGAAGGATGAACTAGAAGACCTGAAGGCTAGGAATGTGGATTCTTACCTGAATGTTTGGGAAGGCCATACCCGTCAAATGCTTGATGGTGCTGTGTACGCTAACGAACTGCGTAAGGCTCAAGAAGAAGGCCGAATTCGTGAATTGAAAATTGACAAGTCAATCCCTGTTCAGACATTTTGGGACTTGGGATGGGCTGACATGACCTCAATCTGGTTTGTTCAGACCATTGCTGGCGGTGAGGTGAGGGTGATTGACTTCTACCAAAACTGCCAAAAGACCATCGACCACTATGTTCAGGTGCTTCAAGATAAAGGCTATATTTACAAGGATTGGTGGCTACCGCACGATGCCGAGAACAAGAATATGACGGGCAAATCGGTCAAGGACATTCTTGAAGGCATGGGTAAACCAATCAGAATCACGCCAAAACTGTCAATTGCTGACGGTATTAACGCAGCCCGTACCCTGATGGACAGGTGTTTCATTGACGAAACCCGTTGCGCTGATGGCCTCCAGAATCTGCGTCATTACCGCTATGACGTAGACCCAAATACCAAGATGTTCAGTAATAAGCCATTGCACGACCAGCACTCACACGCTGCTGATGCTTGGCGCTATGTGGCCGTAGGACTTGACGAAAATGTCGGTTCTTGGGGCAAATCTATCAACAAAACTCCTAAATGGGTGGTCTAATGTTTATGATGAGACAAGGCGATATTTCAAGCGCCATGCGAGTTGATGCTCTTGAGAAACGCATTGAAATGCTTGAAAATGTGGTAAAGGCATTACAATCACAGGAACGCCCAAAGATCGGGCGACCCGCAAAGGTAAAAGATGAGCCAAAACAACCTGAAAGCAGCGATTCAAGCAGCGATTGACGATTCAATCGGGTTTCTGGAAACTGAGACTGTTGAACAGCGCAAATTGGCGCTTGAAGCCTACTTGCGTCAACCTTACGGCAACGAAGTTGAGGGCAAGTCGCAGATTGTCACTGGTGAAGTGGCAGAAGCCATTGATGGTGCGCTACCTGCTCTGATCCGAATCTTCACTGGCTCTGACGAGATTGTTGTTGCTGACCCTGTTGGCCCCGGTGATGAGGCTGGTGCAAAGCAAGCCACAGACTACCTGAACTACATCTTTATGAAGGATAACCCCGGCGTTATCATTCTTCACGATTGGTTCTTTGATGCCTTGCTGCAAAAGAACGGCATTGTTAAAGCTGTTTGGGAAGACAAAGAAGACGTTGCCAAAGAGACTTATGAAGGTTTGTCTGATGACGAACTGGCAATGATGCTGCAAGACAAGGACATTGAAGTTGTTGAGCAAGACACTGTATCCCTTCCAATCACAGACCCAATGGGTATGCCTGTGCTTGATGAAGTCGGCTTGCCCACTGTGTATAACGTACATGATGTTGTTGTTAAGAAGAAACTGAAGTCAGGCAAGGTTGCTATTGCTAACGTGCCGCCTGAAGAATTCTTGATTGCCAAGTCTGGTATCACTGTTAAGAACACGCCGTTCTGCGCTCACCGCCGAATGATTACCCGCAGCGACTTGATTGCTATGGGCTTTCCTGAAGATGTTGTGAACGGTTTGCCAACAGGTGATGCGCTTGCATACACGCCTGAACGTGTGGCTCGATATTCTCCGGGTGAACAGCCTTATGACGTTCAGCCTGATGACTTTGCCATGCAAGAGATTGAGGTGTTTGAGTGCTACATCTACTACGATGGTGACGAAGATG